GATCTGGGATCAGCTAGAAAAAGAGATTGCCAAACATGCCGGAGGCGAGAAAACCACCGAGCCGATAAAGCCCGCCGGATTCAACTTGCTTGGCAATCGGTAGACTTCGCTTATGACGACGATTCCAAGCCAATTCAGGGCCGGCGACTACATCGCCTGGACCGAAACCGATGCCCCGGCTGGCACGACGGCGATCACGGCGTACCTGCGCACGCGAGCAGCGTCTGGCGCTGCCGTGACCGGGACTGACAATGGGGATGGGACGTTTGCCTTTGCTATCCCAGCTGCGACCACTGCCGGCTTGACTGCTGGCGACTATCTTGCGCAGTTTCTGGCCACTGTTGATGGCCAGCCACGCACTTACCGCGAAGTTCGATTTCGTGTCGAGCGCTCACTGGCATTCGTTGGCAGTGCAACGAGCCTGGACCTGCGCAGTCAGGCCGAGATTGACCTGGACGCCGTTGAGGATGCTATTCGCGCGCTGACAAGTGGCGCACAGGAGTATCGCATTGGCACAGGCACTGGCAACGGCGGCCGAATGGTGCGCCGTGCAGATTTGTCTGATTTGATTGCATGGCGTGATCGCTTGAAAGCAGAGGTCGTGAAGGAAAAGCAGGCAGCTGATATTGAAAACGGCAAAGGCGATCCAAATAAGCTTTATGTTCGATTCACGCCGAGCTACTAAACATGGGCGTCCGCACCTGGCTCCGTGAACACGGCTTTGGTTTTGGCAAGCACAGGCGCCCGCAGGCTGCATTTGAAGCTGCACGCACAGGTCGCCTGAATGCTGACTTTCTAAGGCCGCAGACCAGTGCCGATGCAGCGCTGATTGGCGATTTGGCAGTGCTGCGAAATAGCGCACGGGCACTGTCGCGCGATAATTCTCACGCCCGCCAGGTCAAGCGCACCTATAGAATCAACACGATTGGGCCACGCGGCATTCAGTTGCAGCCGCAAATCCGCACGCTAGATGGCCGCGATCTCGATGAGCGCCGCAATCGAATGCTTGTCGAAGAATACGACTTGTGGTGCAGGCGGGATTCGTGCGATGTAGCTGGTAGGCATACGTTCCATGCGTTTGAACTGCAGATTCCAGGTGCTTGGTGCGATTCCGGCGAAGTGTTCTTCAGGTTTGTGCGCCGGAGGTTTGGCCGTAGCCGGGTGCCACTGGCGCTGGAGATGATTGAAGCAGACATGCTGGATGAGCACTATTCCGGCATGTCAGACCGCCCTGGTCATTACTGGCGCATGGGAATTGAGCATAACGAATGGGGCCGCCCGACGCGGTATAAGTTCCTGCGCAAGCATCCGGGTGACTACGAGCTTGCCAGTCGTATTGATAACGAGCGCCATATCACTGTTGACGCGGCAGACATTCTGCATGTGTACGGTCTGCCCGAGCGCGTGGGCCAGACTCGTTATGAGCCCATTCTGACGCCTGCAATTGTTGAAGCACACCAGCTGCGTCAGTACCAGAAATCACACTTGACGCGCAAGCGTGTTCAGGCAAATCAGCTGGGCTGGATCCAGACACCTGATGGGTTTGAAGGTGATGATGTCTACGACAACCGCCGGGTTGTTGATTCCGAAGCCGGCCAGTGGTACAGGCTGAATCCAGGCGAGATTCCAGTGGCGCCGCAGCTTGGCCCCGAGGATACGACCTACGCCGATGTTGTGAAAGACGCGCTGCGGTCCCAAGCCGTTGGCGTGGGCGTAAACTACAGCACGTTGTCGGGAGACTTTAGCGGCGGGAGCTATGCCTCATTGCGGATCTCTGTATTTGAAAACCGCGACTACTGGCGAATGCTACACACGGCGATTATTGAGCAGTTCCACCAGCGTGTGTTTGAAGAGTGGCTTAATGCTGCCGTGCTAGCTGGCGCGTTGCCTTCGCCAACGTTTGACGATTACTGGTTCCGCCCCGAGCGCTATACGCATCCCCACTGGCAAGCACGCAGCTGGGGATTGCTTGACACAAGTAAGGACATTTCTGCTTACGAGAAAGCTCGCCAGCTGCAGCTGGAAACCCATAGCGAGCAGGTCAGCAACTACACCGGCAACGACTTCCGCCGCACAATAGATCAGATTGCCTCTGAGCGCGAATACAAGATAGAACGCGGTTTATTGATGCCGATTGATGATCCAAGCGCGGCAAAGCCAGCGCAAGGTATTCAGCCACCAGAGCCTGCATAGCATTAACAACGAATTGCTGTACCTCTAATGAGTACGCGCAACCAAGCGCGGCGAGCTGGCGCCGAGCCGACAACACCGCCTGTAGCTGCTGTTGCGCAAGCACCGCAGATGGGCGTTCGACTGGACGCTCCTGCTGATGGCTCCACTGCCACGATCTCTCTGATCGGTGAAATCGGTTACGACGTGACCGTGGATGAGGTGGATGCTGCCTTGGCCGCCGCCAAGGGCGTTCCCGTGACCGTCAACATCTTTAGCTACGGCGGAGACGCACTCGCGGGCTTGGCGATCCACCAGATGCTGTCGGCGCATGATGCACCGGTTACAACAAACGTGCTTGGCGTCGCTGCGTCAGCTGCCAGCGTCATCGCCATGGCTGGCGACAAGCGCGTGGTGCCGAACAACGGTGCGTTGATGGTTCATAACGCATGGGCTTTTACCGTTGGCGATGCTGAGGCGCACCGTCAATCCGCGTCAATGCTTGATGGCGTGACTGAGGCCTACGTGCGCACCTATGCCGCTTCCACTGGCATGAGCGCCGATCAGGTCCGCCCGTACCTGCAGCAGGAGCGCTGGATTTATGGCGAGGAGGCCAAATCCCTTGGCTTTGCTACTGACGTTGGCGCCGAAATGCAAGCTATGGCCAGCGTTGCTCAAGTGCCAGAGAAACTGCTGGCAAACATGCCCGCCGACCTTCGCGCGCTGGTCGGCGCTACCGCGCCGCAAGCTGGCGTGAGCGTTGAGGTATGCGTGGAAATCAAGGATCCAAATGACCCGCCCGAGGCCGAAGAACTGGAAATCTCCGGCCCACCTGATTCTGTTATTGAGTTGCTGAACATGAATAGCCTTAGCACCGTAACCCCTGCCGCCGGCGGTGACATAGCCGCCCCGCTTTCGATGACCGCTGAAAACGACATCAAGGCGGCTGCCGCACTCGCCGAGCGTGAGCGCGTTGCCGCCATCCGGGGCCTTGCCAAGGCCCACAGCCTGCCCGAGTCCATCACCGATGAGCTGATTGAGAAAGGCACTGAAGTTGCCGATGCTCGTGCTCGCGTGTTGGAGCACATCGGCGCCAAGCGCGTGGCTGCTCCTACCTCTGGGATCTCTGATGCTGGCAGCGCCAACATCGGCATGACCCAGCAGGAGGTGCAGCGCTACAGCTTCATGAACGTTGCCCGCTACCTGGCGGAACCCAACCCTCGCACTGCCGAGGCCGCAGCGTTTGAGCTTGAGGCTTCCAAGGCCGCAGCTGAGCTGCACGGACGCAGCCCCGCTGGTGTGCTGATCCCGTTCGACGTGCTGAGCGCTCGCCCCAGAGCTGCCGGCCAGAACGTTGGCACCTTCGGCGACGGTGGCGCTCTTGTGGGCAGCCAGCGGCTGGATGGCAGCTTCATCGAGCTGGTGCGCAACCGCTCGGCATTCATCAGCTCTGGCGTGACCGTGCTGAGCGGCCTGCAGGGCAACGTTGAGATTGCCAAGCAGACCGGCGCTTCGACCTACTACTTCGTGGGCGAAGACGTTGACGTGACCGAATCGGATGCCAGCTACGGCCTGGTGAACATGACGCCGAAGACCATCGGTGTTCGCGTTCCCATCAGCCGCCGCGCGATGATTCAGACCAGCCCTGACATCGAGCAGCTGACCCGTAGCGATATGATCTCTCAGCTTGCGCTGGGGATCGACTACACCATCGGCTACGGCACCGGCGGTTCCAGCCAGCCTCTGGGCATCAAGAACACCACCGGCATTGGTGCCGTAACCCTTGGCGGCGGCGTCTCGCAAACCTACCCCTCTGGCCTTGGTGGCAGCAGCCACGACTCTGGCGATTGGGCCGACTACATCGGTCTTGAGACTGCCATTGCCGCCAACAACCTGGATGTTGGCAACCTGCGGTACGTGATGAACACCGTCACCCGTGGCGGCTGCCGCGTCACCCTGCGGTCAAGTGTGGCCGGTGCTGACTACATCTACGCGGATGACGGCACCATTGCTGGCTACCCCGTGACCGTGAGCAACCAAGTGCTCACCAATGACGTGTTCTTCGGCAACTGGGCCGATGCACTGGTTGGCTTCTGGTCTGGCCTGGATGTCACCGTGGATCCCTACAGCCGTAGCGCTAAGGGGCAAGTGGTGCTGACTGTCCACCAAGATTTTGATGTGGCTGTGCGCCGCGCCGAGTCCTTTGCTCTGGGC